TGATCCATAATTTTAGACGACCGATTTATGTTCGCTTTGATAGGTCGGGCCGTATCAAACAGTTGCTCGAATGTGACGTTATCGAAAACGCCAGTGGTATCCACACCGAACATTGATAGGATCGAGTCCGCAAAATTATTAACGGCGCCGACCGCACCCTGTACGTTGCCGACAACATTTATAAAGCTCATATCAATACCCCGTCATCGTGCGCATCGAGCGCATCGTTAATATGTTGCTTCAACAGGTCCGCGTGCGCTGCGGCAATGCCGGCCGCGTCGGTAGCTGCGGTATGAATAATCGTGTCGCCAGTTTGTACGCTCACACTGCGATTGTTCGACGTGCTCGCCGCGATACTTTGTGACGATTGCGACGCCAGCGGGGTATTCGTTCCTGCGACTTGCGTTTGACCCGATGCGATCATGTTCGCATATTGCTCACGACGCGCTAGGTTCGCTTCGTCGGCGCCGGGGCGCTCGTAGTACTTCGAATGCGCGTCGGCCGCTTCTGCGGCTGTTTTGGCCTGCCGAATCATATCGCCCGCATGTTTCTCCTTGTGCGTCGTCTCGTAATTGAAAAATGCCAACTGATCATCGAGGCTTGACCCTTCTAACGGCTTGCCGGTGTACTTCTCAAAATCGTCACGCCGTGAACCTAGCCATTGACCCAAGCCATATGCGCCGCTCGTCGGATTCTTTGCGTTGGCTTTGCCGGTGCTTTCCTGCATGAACGAACCGGCAATACCTGCGGCTTGTTCGGGCGTCCATTTGCCTGACGCGATCAACTTCGCGGCAATTGCTTTACCGTCCGCGCTATTGGCTAGGGTTGCGGGCGAACCAGCCGTGCCCGGCGAACCGCTTCCAACATCGTCGTAATGCTCACCCGTCACGGCTGATAACTTATGCCCAATCCAATTTAGCACCGCGGCCGGGGCGCCTTTGATCTTGTTGAACAACTGCTCGATCAAATCGATTAGGGTTTTCCAAATGGTGATTAGGCCGTCCATTTCGAACTTGAACCCATCGGTAAAGACTTTTGCGATTTTGCCCAATATTGGAAATTGTTTAACGAACGTGTCGAACATCGACACGGCGGCTTTTTTATAGTCTTCCCATACTTGCGACGCCTCGCCTTTGAGATAGCCGCCAAACCACTTGAACGAATTGACGATTAGGTCAAATGACATTTTGACGATTTGCGCCACTGCCCGCGCAATCTCGCCAATCATCGGCCACTTTTCCAAAATCTCGCCAATGAGTGACTTCTGACCACTGCGAAATTTCTCAATGTCGTCAATGATCAGACCGATAACCACGCCCAACGCAATGAACGGTGCCGCAGCGGCAATGATCGGCGCAATCAGTAACCACATCGCCGCTGCGGCGACGATAAGCGGGGGCACAAGCACCGTAGCAATCACTGCGCCCAACGTAGCAAATAGACCGAGCGCGAACCCTTTGTGTTCGCGGAACCATTGCAACACTTTGTCAATCCCTTGCACAACCCATGTGAACGCGGGTAGCAATCCCGTAACGATTTCGCGCTTCACGGTTTCGAACGTTAGCCCTAATTCGGCCTGCGCGATCTTGTACTTCATTGCTGCCTGCGCCTGCGCTTGCGTAACGACGCCTAGCTCTTTTTGCTTCTCGATCATTTCCTCAAATGCGCGACGACCCTGCGATAACAACATGATCGTGCCTTGATCAAGACCAAGTTTTTTACCGATGTATTGTTGTTGCACGCCGTTAAGTGACTGAAACTTTTCAGCGAGCGCACCCAACGCAATAGTTGGGTCTTTGATGCTGTCGCGCATTTGCTGCGCGGACAATCCAAGCTGACGAAACATGAACGCGTCCGGCCCGACCATTGCGCCGAATCGAGACATTTCAACGAACTTATCCCGAAGATTACTCAACGTGCCCGCGGCTTGATCAGCGTCGCCACCCATGCCAACAACGGCATTACGGTACGCGCTCATCTGTTCGACGTTCATTTGCATCGCACGCGCTTGCATCGCCACCGCTGCGGTATGCGCGGACGTATCATTGACGAGCGTTTTTAACGCACTCAATGCGAGCACGCCTGCCAATGCTTCGGCCGCGGTCTTTGCCAGCTTGACAAAGTTTTTACCGAGCGCATCGGCAGATGCGTCAGTATCGTCAATAACTTTTTTCAGTTTTATGCTGGCTGTTTCACCAGCCGCGGCGCCTTTGGCAACCTTCGTCGCATCGGCTTCGAACATAAAATAGAACGTGTCGAGTATGTTCATGCTTCGTCTTCCGTTTGCTAACGCTGCGCCTTTGCGTTAGCGGCTTTATTGGCAAGGTATTCGTTAGAACGTCGCACCATGATTATCTCGAAAATGTTTAGCGCATCTTCAAGCGTGTACACGGTGCGAAGTTCTAAAGGGGTTGCGCGCCCTTCTCCGACGATGCACGCGATAAGTCCGTCAACATTTTTTGTATCAATGTTACCGTACGATTCGCCACTTGATCGAGGATACCGGACAGCTTGCCGTTTTTGAAAAAAGCGAAATTATGCGACATCATCGCCCATTCCAAACGCATCAATGTTTCAGCGTCGACAACATGGTTATCGATCAGTTGCGGCGTGGTTAGCATCAACGGCTCATCACGCCCTTCAACGCGCACGCCAACGTATTTCATGATCTTGTACATCAACGCTTCATTGGTCGCATAGTCTCCAACCTTCGGTAGCGCACTTGTCGGGTACTGCATGATGACCTCGCGCCCGACTGTCGCGGGAAACTTTGAGATGACGAATATCACGTCCCCCATCGGTTCGAGGTCTTTAGGTTCTAACATTGCCATGTGTGGTTTCTCCAAAATGAAAGGGGCGGCACATGTGCCGCCCCGCTATTATCGCCTATGCTGGCGCGGACCTTACAGCGGCACGCGAGCGATAGTGATATTTTGAAATGCGAACTTGTACACTTTCGACTTCATGCGGCCGGCCGATGCGATGCTGTTGCTAATCGAGCCGTTCGTCATGCGGCCCGAGGAAAGTGTTACTGTGTAGCCGGACGGGTACTTACCAATCATCGTAATCTTGTCTTGCGCCGACGATTTATTTTTGCCAACACGGTTTGCCGCCAGAAGCACCGCGCAATTATTGTCGTCGTCCGATTCCGGGACCAATGCAATTTGCGTAACAAGCGGCATCGCCTTGGACCACGTGAGCAAGTCGCCGTTCAAGCCCATCGCAATATCCGCGATTTGCAGGTCTGGGAAGTCGAACGGGTCCGCGTCATCAGCGAACTGCTCAAGTACCAAGCCTGCCGGGAACGTAACGCTTGCGAGAAGCGATACAACTAGTCCAAACCCGCCAATTTCACCATTCATAATTGCTGACTCCTAATGTTCAAAGCGGGCCGCAATTGCGGCCCGGCGCGTTTAGATAAGTTGATGCGAACCGACGATGACCTTAATCACATCATCTTTGCGATAGATGATCGTATAGTTAAGCGTGTAGACCGTCACACCGGACGGTGCAACAGCCGACGTGATATTGGTAGCGAACCAGTACCCGGTCGTTTGCACTTGCTGCCATGCGGTCGGGTCATTGGTTTGCTGCGTGACAAAGATTTGCTGCGTCAGCGTCAACGTCGAATTGACGCTAATCGTACCGTTCGCAACTGCTGCCATGATGCCGGTAGCCGGCGCTTGTGCGGTCGCCTCCTGACCTTGAATGACAAGCTCACACATTGACTGCCCACGCTTGTTTGCCGGAATCTGACCGACCGCCAATTGTAGGTTCATGAGGCTTGAGCCCATCAAATCTTTGAACCACTGTTCGTTTGCGAACACCGTCGAATCGACCGGCGCAGTAGCACCACCGCAGAGTACGCCGTCTTGATAAAACGAGATGTTCGCACCAGCGCTTTGCGTTTGACCGTAGTAGTTCACACGTGCCGCATCGAGCGCATCGCTTAGTGTGTCGGTCGTCACACTAGGGAAAAACGCGCCGTTTTGCTTGTACATGAAACCGACGGTGCCGCTGACCGCATTGAAATTAATTGCCGCATGAATCGACATGGGCAACATTTCAATGTATTGGCGCGGCACGCCTGTTACGGCCGGGTCTTCGTATTCCAACCCGGTGCCAGCGATACCAATCAGCGCCGCTGACCACGTTGCCCAGGTAAGCGGCGTAACGTAGATACGGAAAACGAAGACCACATTTAGCGCGGCGTTCGCTTGGGCAACTGCGGTCGCGTCGGACAACGTGAGTGCCGACGCATCGGTATAACCGAATTCACCACAATTGTTGTTCAACGAAGTAACGCGATTGAAGCCTGCAACACGGGTTTCCAGCGTCGCAGCGCTGTTCACTAGCGCACCTTGCGATGCATACCAGCCGAGCGCCGCGGCAACGTCCGTTGTAGGCGTGGCGCCAGTCGGTTGCACCACTGCGAACGACTCGGTAACAACGCCGGTCGCGTTAGCCGTGAAGTCGAACGCTTGCGAGGTCGGATTGAACGCGACGCTACAGGCCGTAAGTTCAGCGTTGGGAGATTGCGCAGTTGCAGCAATCAACGCCGTTTGAACT